TGTATTAGTATGTCGTCATAACTTTCACACAAAGGAAAGGATGCTGTATCTATATAGTTAGTACCAGCTTCTGTCTTTATAAAGATAGGGTTTGGTGCTTGACTTGCAAAGGTAGTTTTACCAATGCCATCTGTACCCGATAGGTTTATTTTAATTGAAGGGATTTGTATCCCTGTGGTTACGCTATTCAACAGGCTCATAGTTTTGCACTCCTTGTGACATCATTTCGTCTGCTATGGTTTCTACATCGTCAACAATCATTAATATTTTATTAACCCAAGCTTTGTGTAAACCTGGTGCAACATCTCTTTTGATACGATCACGTATCTCTTGTACTACATCATTGTGTGTAATCATATTGCCTCCTTCTTAAGATTTTTCATTGCATCTTTAATAAGATCTTTTGCTTCCTTTGTATTAGGTGCACAGTCTAGTGCCATTTGTGTAAAAAACTGTATGCCAACAAAGACTGCATGTGGAATGCCAATACCACCTTCAGCAGCTTTTTCAGTTGCATCACATAGATCATAAAAAAATTGATCGTGTGCTTGTTCTTTTTTTGCTTTACTCATTACTCAGCTCCTTTTAATGGATCAACGAACTGGATGTATGGTCGTTCATTAATCTTGGTTTGTAATCCTTCTTGAAACTTATCAAAGATGTCTTGATGATTTGCTTCTATCATTTTAGATAGAGCAGTATCTTCTTTGTATACAGTTGTGAAAGGAAATAGATCTTCAGGTATCTCGTCTTTTACTTTAGATAAAAAACTCTGATCCCATGATCTTGTTATTTTATAATTTACTCGTAAGTCTTTTGGTATGACACCATTAAGATGTACCCGAGTAGATCCGCCAGTGTTAGAAAGTCTGTTGACTTGCTTATGCACATCAGGATGTTTGGTGATTGCAAAATCAAGCTGTGCACTTTGTTCTTTTAGTTCAGCTTGTTTTGCTAGATTCTTTTTCTTCTCCATCAAAAGTTGAGGTAGAGATAGCGTAGAATAGTCTTTCATATAAGGCTCCATTTTTTAAATACAAGATAGATGATACGCCTATGAAAAATATTGTCAACACTTTTGTAATAAAATTCTTTACTTATTGTAAAGAGCAATGTTAAGATGATATTTGGTATGAGTTAATGAAGTTATATATCAAATATAAAACTCCTCACTCAACCCCTATAAGAGCATTAACTTATACCATTCTATATAAGGAGAACTATGGAACTTAAAGACTACATTGTTAAAAGAGGTGAGGATAAGTTAGCCAAAGACTTAGGTGTATCTATTGATACTGTTAGATCTTGGCGATACGGAACCAGGCAACCCTCAGTCAATCAAGCTAAGAAACTTATTAAGATGACAGGCTATGCTTTAGGTTGGGAAAACATTTATGGATCAGTAGACGAATGCCAATAGAAATAAAACCAAACACAGTCGGACAAGACATAGCCAATGATGAGCGTAAAGATATGCTCATGTCATATCATGAAAATAATTTTCATCTAATACCATGCGGATCTACAAACGATATCATACCTGAATACTTTAAAAGCAGACATCCCTTTGAAGACGATATGGTTTTACAAAAGCGTTGGTCAAAAACACCAAGAGTAAAATGGGCTGACTATATAGAGAAGCAACCTACTCTTAATGAAGTCAAGCAATGGTATCTACAATTTAAAGATTGCAACTGGGCTGCTATCACAGGCGTAACATTTATAGTGCTAGATGCAGACACCCAAGAGGCATGTGATTTTTGTGAGTCAGGTCAGATAACAAGAACAATGTTAAAACAAAAAACACCTCGTGGTGGCTATCATTACTTCTATGCTATCAATGATGATCTAAAGATAAGAAACACTACAGGTAAATTAGATATAAGAGGAGAGGGTGGCTATGTCATGGTCAGTCCTTCTGTTAATTATCAGTTTGAAGTAGTCGAAGGAGCTGTCGTAGATTCACTTGATGATTTACCTACTCTTAATAGTCAAGACATGAATATTATTTATGACTATAACAACACAGGTAAGATCAACACAGAAAGTAAGACACCACTAACAACAGATGGTGTGCAAACAGGAATGCGAAACGACACCCTTGCTAGGCTAGTAGGTAAATGGATACTAGAAGGTTGGGGCATGAGAGAAGTTGTAATCAAAGCATTGGATTGGAATCAAACAAACAACCCACCTATGAGTGTGCAAGAAGTATTAAATACAACTCAAAGCATTTGTGCTGGACACTTGAAAAGAAATCCTGAAGAAGAAAGCGGTATACAAAAATGGAATACAAGTCAGTGGCAGATACAATTAACAGATGATTTAAAAGAAATTATGGATCAAGAAGATCCTATAGTAAAAGCTAAGGATGATATACAAAGCGATCCTCTTGGACTCAAATCATTTAACGATCCCTTTTGGGATTCAATGGACAGCAGTAGGATTGAGCAGTATTGGGGAGATGCTTTTGTCTTTGAACAATCCAGAGTCTTACTGCTAGGTAAACCAAAGATAGGTAAGTCGCATTGGCTAGGAGCATTCGCGGCAGCAGCTACTACAGGCACAGACTTTATGGGTATGAGTTTCTCAAGACCTATCAAAGTAATGTGGCTACAAGCAGAGATCATTCATGAGTTCTTAAAGAAAAGAATTGAGATGTATTATCAACCCTATCATCATGATCCTGAACTATACAACTTAGGTAAGTCAAACCTTATAGCATCAGGTAGATTAAGAAAGAACATCATGAGGGACAGCGACATAGATGCTATCGCAGAGAGTATAGAGTTTCATAAACCAGACTTGGTAATGATAGATCCTATTATTAATTTCTTTAGTGGAGAAGAGAACTCCAACTCAGAGATACATGAGATGTTATCAAGAGTAGATAAACTTATTGAACTATATAAAGTAGCAGTGATCATTGCTCACCATACTGGTAAAGAAAGGGCAGATGATTTATCTTTCATGTCAGCTAGGGGCGGTAGTGCTTTCGCTGGGTGGATGGATTCAGGTGTTAAGCTGTCGGGTAAGAAACCAAACATAACATTATTCTATGAAGCTCGTAATGCAAGAGAACCTGATCAGCATCTAGCATACTTTGATTTTGAAAAAGGATACTTCAAGGTAGTAGATGCACAAGACAGTCCTGATGAGGTAGAGATTGCAAGAGTAGTAGCATCAGGTATGAGTAAACAAAAGTTTTATACAAGACAAGAACTAGAACTATTAGCAAGAAAAACTCTTAAAGAAAATGAGATGGCATCAGGAGAGAGGGCCGCTCGTTATGCAGTAAGTTATGTGCAGAAGTATCTAGGCGAAAGAGTAAAGAATCATAACGTACCTGGTAAGAATACTTGGTATTATTTAGCAGACAATGAAATGAAACGACCTTGGAAAGATGATTAAGATAGATAAAGAATCATTAAATGAAGCTATGAATGATGTCAGCATAGGATTGATTATGTCCTTTCCGATTAGCTTTGGTTTGCTTAGTCTGTGTAAATACTTAGAGGTAAGTCTTGTAGCTACATCTGTAATACAAGTATCAGTGTTTACTTTGGTAGCAGTTGTAAGAAAGTATATGGTAAGAGTTTATTATAAGGAGAGAGGGTGATTGAGCTACCTAATAAAAAATACAACATAATATACGCTGATCCGCCGTGGCAGTTTAAATATCAATCGAAAAAAAGAACTGAGGGCACATCAACAGATGCTAATATTCGTGATCCACAAAAAGAATACGCTTGCATGGATATCCAAGATATATACGATTTACCAGTGCAAGATATAGCAGATGATGATTGTGTACTTTTTATTTGGGTTACCTACCCTTTATTAAAAGAAGGGTTGCAAACTATAGAAGAGTGGGGATTTACTTACAAAACGTGTGGTTTTAGTTGGGTTAAAAAAAACAAAAAAGCAGATAGTTTCTTTTGGGGTTTAGGTTATTGGACAAGAGCAAACAATGAGATATGTTTGTTAGCTACTAAAGGTAAGCCTAAAAGAGTTTCTAAGTCAGTGCACCAAATTGTTTATGAGCCTATTGATAAACACTCAAAAAAGCCAGGCGTTGTAAGAGAAAGCATTGTAGAACTTTGTGGCGACCTGCCTCGTATTGAACTGTTTGCAAGAAAACAAAATGATTTGTTCGGTGATGAAACATTTAAAGGGTGGGATGTCTGGGGAAATGAAATATGAAGATAGATATATACGCAGGAGATTGTCTTGATTCGTTAAAACAACTAAAAGATCAAAGCATACATACCTGCATAACAAGTCCGCCATACTTTGCACTAAGAGATTATGGTGTTGAAGGACAGCTTGGTTTAGAAGAAACTCCTAAAGAATTTGTAGATAACCTGGTTAATGTATTTAAAGAAGTAAAGCGTGTCCTTCGTGATGATGGCACAGTATGGTTAAACATAGGTGATAGTTACGGAGCTCAGAACGGCAAAGGATTTAATACTAATGCAATTTCAGGATCAACAAATAGATCAACAGAGATGCAAAAGAAGTACGGAAACATATCAAGTCATAGCACTATGAAGGAAAGAACAGGACTGCCACCTAAAAGTCTTATCGGCATACCTTGGCGTGTTGCCTTCGCTATGCAAGATGATGGTTGGATACTAAGGCAAGACATAATATGGAACAAACCTAACCCAATGCCAGAGAGTGTAAAGGATAGATGCACTAAGGCACATGAGTATATATTCTTATTCAGTAAGAGTAAGAAGTATTACTTTGATAACGAAGCAATCAAAGAAGAATCAGTGACAGTCAACTCCAAAGGAGAAAGAGGTAAGCCTAACAGTGCAAAGAATGTAGGCAAGTCAACTGAAGGCATAGATGGATTCGATGTAAGAGGTGGCTTTAAAGACATGGGAGCTTATGAAAAGAGAAACAAAAGATCAGTATGGACTGTAGCAACAAAGCCTTTTGCCGAAGCTCACTTTGCAACCTTTCCTCCAGACTTGATCGAGCCGTGTGTATTAGCTGGTTGTCCTGAAGGTGGCACAGTATTAGATCCTTTTGGTGGTAGTGGCACAACAGCAGAGGTATCCAATGCTCATGCTAGAGACACAGTTTTATGTGAGCTCAGTGATGATTATATAGAGATAGCAGTGAAGAGATTGACAAACATGTTTACAGATATAAATATAATTAAGGAGAGAGACAATGACTGAATGGCATGGTGGAAAAGGTAGTCGTGATCGTACTAGAGATCGTGATAAATTTAATGAGAACTTTGATAGAATCTTTGGTAAGAATAGAGATAAAGGAGAGAAAAAGAAACAAATGTCCCATAATAAAAATGATCCTGGTTGTACAAAAAATATACAAAAACGTACGTGCAATGGAGAAATGGCGAATTGCACACCCCCCTCTGAAACGTGCATTCCTATGCGATTTAGGTGTCTGTGCGGTTGTGCAGTTGCACATGCCTGCACATACGCACATGCACCTCTGAAAGCCCTAGTTTTACTGGTACGTGCGGTTGTGCGTACGTGCATCTCTATAGAGAACTATAGAAAGGTGTGTATTAACATACACCTTTACTTAGGAGAGATAGTATTCTCTAGTAGAAATCTTGTTAGAATATAGACATGGAAGAGAAAAAAAAATTAACAAAAAAACAGGAAACATTTGTCGACCTTATGGTGTATCAAGATTATAAGCAGACGAAGTGTGCTCATCTTGCGGGCTATGAAAATCCAGGGGTTGCAGCAACGAGGTTGTTGAGTGATCAGCAGTATGCTCATGTGCAAGAGAAGATCATGGAACTCAAAGCTGTGCAAAGAGCTAAGAATGAAATTACTTTTGAAGGCATAGCAACTAAGTTGGGTGAGATAAGAGATGTTGCATTAGCCGATGGAAGTTATGGGCCTGCGGTCACAGCAGAGATTGCAAGAGCTAAACTTGCTGGGCTTATGGTAGATAGGAAAGAGTTGAAGATTCATAAGATAGATAACATGAGTAGGGATCAGCTAGAGAATAGATTGAAAGAGTTGGTGTTAGAGAATCAGATTATCTTGGGTACTTCGGAAACTGTAGAAGATGATAAGGATCTTATTGAAGATCAGACTGATCAAGAATAGCTTTGACTCTATCTTCTGCGGCCTGTAACTTGCGTTCGCAATACTTTGCGACCTTAGTTCCTTCTTCAAAAGATTGGATTGATTCTTCGAGGGATATGTTTTCTTTTTCTAAGGAGCTGACTAAGTTTTTCAACTTAGCCATGCCTTTTTCGAATGTCATTAGAT